ATTAACCAAAGGATTTGTATTGTCATCTGGTAGCAAGCCGTCAGCTTCAACAGAAGCACTATCAGTTCTTTGTAATAAATCTAGCGTTGCACCTAACTCACTAATGGTTACGTTTGCGTGTGTGTTATTTGAAGTAATAACGGCTTTCACTTCAACACCTCTTGCCCTAATGATTGCAGCTTCAAACTCTGCCCAATCTCCCCAGGTAGGAGACGATGAAGGATCATCAGGAGTTGTTCTTACATATAAATCAACATTTGCCTCGTCGACAACATCCCCGTCAATCTTGCCTGATGCAGCATCAAAGAAACCACTTCTTGCGTCCCATACCAAAGGGCCAATAGTGCAAGAACCACTTGTCGATTGACTTGTTCCACTTGTAAACGTAAAAGTATTTGCATCCGTCACTGTGATTGAATACGTTCCAGAAACTACATTCCCGCTTACGTTTGCAACATCTACACTTTCACCATTAGCAAAACCATGATCAATATACTCAACCGTAACAGTTGTACCTGTTTGGCTATAACTAGCAACTCGCAAAGCTGCAATCGAATTACTAACAACTTCTTTTCTTAATACTGCGTCGTATTGAACTCCTGCATGACCAAAATCAAAGGTTGTCGCAAACGTATATTCACCCTCTTCATCTCCATCAACATAAAAAGGATCATGATACCCAGAGGAAACATAAGGATTAGGAGTTAAAACTAAATTATTTCCTGTAACACCTAAAGCACTATTAACTTTTGCTCCAGAAAATCCAGTTTCTTCGCTCCATGTTTTGATATTTAATCGTCTTGTTGTTTCAGGTAATGTAGTTACAAAAGAAGCAGGATTTGTTGACTTATTACCTAAATAATCTTGAGCTTTAACGAAATACGTTCCAGCTAATAAAGGAACTTGTTTTTGAGTTGAAGCGCCTGAAACACCATCAACAATCTTATTACTTGTCAACCAATTAGCTGCTCCCGTTGTTCTGGGGTCATGTCTGATAACAATTTGACCTCCTAATTTAACATCTAATTGTGCAACTGCTTTCCAAGATAGAACCGCTAAAGTTTCAGAAATCGGAACCATAGACAAATTCACAATATCATCAGGCTTGTCCTCAATTCCGTCTACATGATATTTACCAGCAGCAGGTTCACTAAATAATATTCCACTAGAACTAATACTTGAAACTTGTATTGTGTAAGTTCCACGTTTTACATCCATTAAATCAATTGTTGTATTATTTACTATTTGCGTTGTGTAATTATCATCTTCATGCCTCCACTTAACTCTATAACGATCCACACCTGGAACTCCTAGCCAGTGAAATGTTATTTTTAGTGCAATTCGACCGTTTAATTCATATTGAAGCTCTTTCGTTGTTGTGCCGTCATAACGTGGAACAGCTAAAATTTGTACATTTTGCGGTGTTGCAGGAATAACATTTAAATTCGTCGTATCTCTGTGTGTTAAGGCAAGACCTTGTTCTATATGTGCATATTTACTTGCGTTATGTGAAACGGCTTCAACTGTATATAAGAAATCATTTTCTTCTTTTATTCCTATTACTCTCCATAAGGAAGTTAGTAAGTCTGAACTTTCTACAACCCATACACTATTTGCTTCTGGTATTGCCTGAAAAGTATCTCCAATTGTTATCGTTCCGCCTCCTGTTGTATAATCTATGTCCCAATAATTGCCAATGCAATAACTACCAACACTTGTAATTAAATGATCAGAGTCAAATGTTCCATCTGGTAAAATAACACTTAATGATGGAGAATTTGAAAGATTTATATTACTTATTTCGCCACCGTCATCAATATCAATTGAATTAATTGTTCCTGAACTGATCCTTCCAGCTCTTCTTGAACCTGCCTTTACAGGATCAGCAATAGATATTATTTGCCCTGGTTTTAATAACTGGGCTGTAACTAGATTAGAAGTAAAAGCAACAACTTCGCTATTATTTTCTTCATATAAAAGCCACTTTCCTAATCTATTCGCTTGCGCTCTACTGGTACAAGCAAAAGCCGTAACACTTTTTTTAACGACTCCTCTCTTGGCGATTGCTGCCGTATCTTTTACAACTTCATATGCCCTATCTTTTAAAGTTAAATCTAAATAAGCAACAACAACAACTGTTGGCTTATTTTTATTACTTGCATTGGTATATGAAAAACCTTCTTCAGTTACATTGCTTTGATTAAAGTTATAAACAGGATCAGAAGGTGAATCTTGGCCAATAGTTAAACTTCCATCTTCCCAAAAACCTTGACTCCTCATTACAGAAAGAAGTTGATTGATTACGTTATAGGCTTCATCTGTTGAACTAATTGTTGCGTTACAACTAAATCTTGCCTCCTTAATCGTATCTACAATGACGTATTCTCCTTCTTCATCATTCCATTCTTTTATACTGTAAGTGATCTCTTCATTAGCATATTTACTGGCACGAAAAAACGCCCATTTGTCTAATTGCGAAGCATCAAAATGATCGCCAAGTCCAAATCTACTGTTTAAAAGTAACGCATATAACAGCCAGCTAGGGCATGAAGTCCAGGTTGCAGCTTGGAACGTTCCATCCCATACAAAATTAGTAGGGTAAATTATTCTTCCTGTATTACTATCAACCGTAACTCCTGTTGGAATTTGTACTTTTAAGCCCTTAATATCATATTTTCTCGAAGGGATTGAACTAAATTGCTGTGCATCTAATCTGATACCAATTAACGCCGTATTGTCATATGTTTGAGGTGCAAATTTAACAGTAGTAAATGAACTCCAAGTAAACGCATTTTGATGTAATGAATCAGTAGAATCTTTCGTTACTCTTGTAACTTTAATTGTATAAGTTGAATTTACTCCTATTTCTCCAGCGCCTTTTTTGAATCTTATTTCGTATTGTCTGTTGTATGGGTCAGCAGTTCTTCCCCTAATGAACTCTTTTTCTTCTTCAGTGTCCCCGTATCCAATTACCTCATCCCACCCTGTTTGAATATAATTACCGTCATCATCAGTGTTAACTGTACTTGTATATTTAACAGCTATTTTTAATTGAACAAATGTACCTGCTGTATCCCCATTTTCGTTGTTTATTTTCTGAAGTGCAGGAATATTAATTGTTACTCTGACAGCATCAACACTTGTGTCAGATATTGTTCTTGTTACAGGATAACCTTTAGTTACAGGGACATTAACAACAGTAGTATTTAAAACAGCAAGTGAAGATTCTAGGGGAATTACAGTTTGATTTGCTGTCCCTTTTCTTTCGTGTAAATCAACATCCTGAAAGTTATACGTTCCATTTGCATTTT